GTTCGGGCCGTTCGGCCCCGAGTTCCGGCAGTCCGACGGCACCGTCCACATCGACTACGCCGGCACCACCCCGACCGCCGTGACCGCGGCGGTGCTCGACTGATGGCCTACTACGAGCGCGTCAACGGCGACGGCCTGGTGGTCGAGCGCGTCCACGCATCTGACGGCTCCTACGAGGACACCCGCCTCGGCGTGGCCGTCCTGGAGGAGACCGGCGGCTGGCGGGCGGCCGAGCCGCCGGAGGCCGACTGGCCGCCCGCCGCCCCCGAGGAGTAGCCGTGGCGCTGCCGGACCGCCTGCTACGGCACCTCATCTCCGTGCAGCCGTACCTGGGAGCGGGCCCGTCCGGCGCCGTCTACGGGGAGGCCTTCACCCGGCGCGCGTACGTGGAGGACAAGCGGCAGCTGGTGCGCGACGCCGCCGGCGACGAGGTGATCTCCGAGACGACCGTCTACACCAATCCAGGCCCGCAGGAGATCCCGCCCAAGTCGAAGGTAACCGTCCCGTCCGGGCGCACCTCCCTGGTCATCACGGCTAACCGGCGCGAGGGCGCCATGCACGGCCACAGAGATCACCTGGAGGTGACCCTGACATGAGCAGGCCCGCACAGATGAGCTGGGACGCCAAGGCGATCAAGGAGCGGGAGCACGCGGCCGCCGTCCGCGGACTCGACCGGGCTGCCGATCACCTGCTGGACGCCGCCCTGGTCGTGACCCCGATCGAGTTCTACGACCTGGTGGAGACCGGGACAGCGAGCACGGACGCCTCCCAGATGAGGTCCGCGGTCAGCTTCGACGGCCCCTACAGCATCTGGCAGCACGAAAACCTCGAGCTGGCCCACGACCCGGGCAAGAGCTCCAAGTACCTGGAGGAGCCCTTCCTCGCCGAGAAGGACGAGATGCTCCGGATCATGGCCGACGAGATCGGCCAGGCGCTGCGGTGACCCTGCTGGAGGAGTTCGGCCTGCTGGCGGCCGAGCTCGGCCTGGGCACCTGGGGCCTGGACGGCACCATCTACCTCAACACGCTGCCGGCCGCCCCGGACGCGTGCATGGCGGTCGCCCGCTACGGCGGGCCGGAGGCCGACTCGAAGAACCCCTGGGACGAGGTCAGCATCCAGTACCGGGTGCGCGGGGTGTCGGACGACGTGACCCCTGCAGAGGACGCGGCCCAGGCCGTCTACGACCGGCTGCACGGACTCGGACCGCGTGAGCTGGCCGGCGGCACCTGGCTGGAGCTGATGATCGGCCGCCAGGGTGGGCCGATCTTCATGGACCGCGACGCCAACGAACGACCGAACTGGTCGATCAACTTCCGCTGCGACGTGCAGCGCTCAACCCCGAATCGCGTATAAGGAGGCGCTAATCATGACGCAGCGGCGGATCAACGCGCGCGACATCATCGTGCAGGTGGAGGACTCCACCCCGGACAGCTGGCTCGGCGTGGAGAACCTGGCCACCGCCACGGTCAACCCTGGCGAGCAGGAAGAGGTCGCGGTCACGACCGACTTCGACAGCGAGGGCAACTACGAGGAAGAGAAGATGCAGCGCGGCGCGTCCATGGCGCTGGCCGGGCAGGAGCTCAAGGACGACCTGACCGGTGCGCTGCAGCCCGGCCGCGCCCGGGTGGAGGCGATGGCGGCCCAGGTGGCCCACGCATCGCTCGGCCGTATCCGGTTCAGGCACCCCGTGGACCCGAACTGGGTGATCTGGCCGTGCACCTTCTCCCTCGGCGAGAAGGGCGGCGACACCAACGTCAAGTCCGCCTGGGCCGCCACCATCACCCGCAGCGGCCCCTCCAGCACGGTGGCCGTGAGCTGATCATGACCGACGCCACCAATGAGCCGGCCGACGAGATCCCGGACGATGAGGAGCAGTTCAGCTCCTGGGACGCGTTCTGGGCAGAGGCCCAGCGCAGACAACTGGCCGTCCGCGGCCTGTCCCCTACCGTGACGATCCGCGGCGTGGACGTCCGGCGGCCGCAGGACCTGCCGATGCGGTTCGAGCAGGAGGTCGCCCAGGCCCGGCACGCCAACGATGACGCGACGTTCCAGCTCCTGCTGGAGAAGCTGTTCGGCGTCGACGTGCTGAGCGCGTGGATCGAGGCGGGGATGGGAGCGCTGGAGTTCCGTGTGGTCCTCGCCTGGGGGATGGCCAACGGCAAGGGCAAGCCGCTCACCTTCCAACAGGCGTGGGAGGGGGTCGGGGCCATGAACAGCCCGGCAGGGGACAGCCCGGGAAAAGCGCCATCGAGCTCGACCCCCACGAGCGACGCATCCGCAAGAACTGGGCGGCGATCGAGGCGGACTTCCGCGCCACCTACCAGCTCGACGCCGACGGCATAGCCGACCTGACCTGGCGCCAGTTCTGGAACTACCTGGCCCACCTGCCATCGACCTCGGCGTACCGGCTGCTCACTGACAACGAGCCGCTGGAGCTGACCGGCGAGGCCGCTGGAGCCTTCCTCCGGACTCTCTGACTGATCGCGGGAGGAGGTGGTCGGCGTGACGCTGACCGTTGGCCGGCTCGTGGCCTACATCGATGCCGACGAATCAGGACTGGACCGCGGGCTCGGCCGAGCTGAACGCCAGCTGAACAAGCTGGAGTCGACGGCCACGAAGTCGACGGGCCGCATGGAGTCCGCCGTATCGCAGGGCTTCTCCCGCCTGACATCCACCGTCGAGCGGGAGCTCGGCAACGTGGAGAGCGCCGCCGGCAGGTCGGGGCAGCGGAGCGGGTCGGCTTTCGCCGACCAGCTCGGCGACGCCATCGCCGGCGCACGCCTCGCTTACGGCGAGTTCGACATCGAAGTGGACGCCGAGATCGCCGCCGCGCTGGCCGCGCTGTCGACGGTGGATGCCGCCCTGGCCGGTCTTGACGACAGAGACGTCCGCGTCGACGTCGACACCAGCTCGGCCCTGGCTGCCGTCGGCGAGATCGGCGAGGCAGCGGGCGGGCTCGGCGGCGCCTTCAACAAGGCGCTGTCGGTGATCGGCGGCGAAGGACCGGCGAACGTCGCCCTGGTCGTCGGCGCCATCGAACTGCTGCCCACGGTCGCCTCCCTGGCAGCGTCCGGTGTCGTGTTCGCCTTCGGGTCCGCGCTGGCCGGGGTGGGTATCCAGGCCGCGGCCGGAGCCGACCGGGTCCGCCACGAATGGTCGGAGCTCGGCGGCGACCTCAAGATGGAGCTGGGGGACGCGGCCGCGCCGCTGGAGGACAGCCTCCTGAAGGCGGCTGACGTCGCCCGCGACACTTTCGACGGCATGAAGGATGATCTTCACGACTCCTTCGAGGCCATGTCACCCGGCGTTGATCGTTTTGTAGAGGGTCTCGGCCGCGGCATTTCCGGCCTGGGCGACATGCTCGAACCCCTGGGTGACGCCTTCGGAAGGCTGCTCGGCAACCTCGGCGACCGCATGCCCGACATCATGGGCAACGTCGAAGACGCGGTCACCACGTTCGTCGACATCATGAACGAAGACCCGCAGATGCTGGCCAACGTTCTCGACGACGCCACCAAGCTGCTGTCCGTCGGCGCTGACGTCCTCTCGTGGGCGGACGAGATCAAGACGGCGCTCACTCTTCCGATCGACCCGGCCGGAGCCGGCAACCAGATGTACGAGGCGATGTTCGGGGTGAGCCCCGAGCAGATGATGACCGACACGGAGAACCTGGACGCCAACCTGGCGACGCTGCACGCCACCCTGATCAAGGGCGCGTACGCGGCAAGGGATGTGGCCGCAGCCGGCGGGTCGGCGGCCGGAGGTGTCCGCAACCTCAGCGATGCGCTGGAGGAGTTCTTCGATCCCGCGGCGAAGGCCTTGGATGCCGAGATCAAGCTGAAGGAAGCGATCAAGGACGCGGACGAGGCGGCCAAGGACCAGAAGCTGACCGGCCTCGACCGGCTGACGAACGTCCGGGAGCTCACCTCGGCGATCGCCGACGGGGCCAGGGCCGAAGCGGAGCGGACAGGCAAGACCGTCGAATCGGGCAAAGCCTTCCTTGATCAGCTTCCGCGTCTGCTGGAGTGGGCGGGCAAGAACAAGGCCGCCAACGACACCGTGTCCGCGCTCGGCACGTCGCTCGGCATCACCACGCAGAAGACCAAGGACGGCACCATCGCCGTCGACGCCCTCGGCAAGATGATCCAAATCCTGCCGAACGGGAAAAAGGTGGCGATCGACACCAACACGGCGAAGGGCAAAGCCCAGCTCGCCGAGTTCCTGCTGTACGTGGCCAGGCAAAAAGGAACCGTGGATGTTCACGTCCGCACCATCTATGACACTCCGTCAGGTCAGAAGGCGCTCGCCGCCAAGACCAAGGCACGCGGTGGCATCCAATCCGGCGACGGCCGAGTCCAGTACATGGCCGCGGGCGGTGTGCTCGGCTCATCCTCGATGTCTCCGCCGCCGCACGTCGCCACGCAGGCGACGTACATCGCCGGCTCGAACACCGTGCACGGCGAGGCCGGCGCGGAGTCGTACATCCCGCACTCCTCCCGATACCGATCCCGGGCGATCGACATCCTCACCGAGACGGCTGAGAAGTTCGGGCTTGAGGTGTACGGGCAGCAGGCCGCCAAGCGCGTGACGCAGGCCGGCTCGATGATCCAGGGCACCGGGGCGTCGATCTCGACCGGCCTCGACCTGGCGATGCAGACCGTGACGGAGACGCTCGGCGCATCCGGCAGTCTCACCTCCGCCGTCCTCGGCGTGGGCGAGGCCGGCGGCACGCTGGTCGAAGGCTGGGTGTCCGGCTCGCAGGCGATCGGCGACAGCGTCACCTCGATGGCCGACACCGTCGGCTCGGGTGTCGCCAGCTGGGGAAACGTCGTCTCCGTCAGCGTGGCCTCCATGTCGAGCAACGTCGGTACCGCGACCACCGGCCTAGGTAAGGAAGTGACGAGCCTCGGCACGGTGATCGCCAAAGCCGTCGACGTGGTCCGGGCCGTCGCCAACGCCAAGAGCGCGGGCACGGGCGGCAGCAAGGGCGCTGTGCTCGGCCCCGGCCCGCCCGGCTCCAAGGGGACGGGCGGCTCGGAGGGCGCGATCCTCGGCCCTGGTCCTCCTGGTACGGGCGGCTCGGAAGGTGCCGTAATCGGGTACCGGCCGCCCACGTCGGCGGCGCCCGCACCGCTCAACCCGAACTCGTCCGGCATAAGCGGCGGCTCCGCAGGAGTGTCCGGCTGGAACACCCCCAGTGGGGTGACGGTCAATATCCAGAACGCCACCGTTCGGGAGGAAGCCGACATCGGCCGCATCGGCGCCGACGTGGGGTTCCGGGTCCTGTCGGCCGGGCTGACATGAGGGAGGACGCGCGTGGGCGTGCAGGGATACAGCGCGATGGACTTGCGGCGGCTCAAGTCCGTCGCGGTCCGGCCGGCAGGCTTCAGCCACGGCGTCCGGCCGGTCGTGCGGGAGTACCGCGATGAGCTGACAGGGCACTGGATCAAGGTGATCACGGATCAGCTCGGCAACAAGGTGCGTATGCGCTGGGAAGGCCAGGACGCGCGGATCACCTTGCCCCACTTCACTGTCAGCCCCTGGGCGGGCGTCACGATCAGCAAGGAGTACAGGTGATGGCGAAGAGAATCGTCCGCCAGGGCGCGCGGCAGCGCCAGGCGGTCCGCGCCCTGGAGGACGCCTGCGCCCCCCTGGAGGAGGCGCACTACGCGGCCAAGGAGGCGTACTGGGAAGCCGTCGATGGCGGCGACCGGGCCACCATCCGGGCCGCGAAGCAGGCCAAGCAGGCGGCCGCCACCCGGCTGGAGGAGGTCCGCACCTGGTTGCGCAGGGAGGCGGAGATCGTCAAGTTGCAGACCAGGACGATTCCGCGCCTGCAGCAGATCCTCGCCGGGCCCATGTTGGTCAAGGACGGCAAGAACGACGCCAAGGAGGACGTGAAGGCGCGCGCCGAGGTTGAGGCCGCGCTGGCTGCCGCCGTGGCCGAGTTGGAGAAGAGCCTCGCGCTCGCGCTGCCGCTCCGCCAGGCGCTGCAGGATCTCGGCGGTGTCGTCGAAGGCGATCCGGTGCCGCCGGACCTGCCGCCCGGAAGCGCCGACGTGACCCTGCCTGCGATCAACGTCAAGCCGCGGGCGCGCCGCGCCAGCACGACCACCGACGGGGGGCGCTAACCATGGCTTCTGGCGTGTACCTGCCGAGCTTCGAAGACATTCTCGACGCGACCGGCCTCGCATTGGCTTGGGACGCTGAGGACCACCAGGCCGCCCTCTACAACAGCACGAGGGCGTCTGCGGCCAACTACAACTCTGACACCGTGTACGGCACCACGAACGAGATCGTGGGCACGGGCTACACCGCGGGCGGGACGGTGGTCGAGGGGACGGCGTTCACTCGGCCGGGATCCGGCGTGATGAAGTACAGCTCGGACGCCTTCTCATGGGAGGGCAGCAC